AGGCTTGCTCTAAACTTCCTAATCGGCGGGTTAGATCTCCTACTACTTTATACGTTTGAGTATCAGAAAAGCGGGTTGTTGCTTGCATAGTATCAGCGAAGTCTTTTATGCTTTTTTCTGCTTCACTCCAAGCAATACCCTGTGCTTCTATTTCTCCTTTTAGGCGTCTTAATGCTTCGTTTTCCTCTTCTGCTGCACTGATACAATCTTTGAAAAAATTGAGGACTACTCCTGTTGTAATAACAGGAAGCAATCCTTTAAACATACCGGCAAGAGAAGGGGTTGCTTTTGTCTTGACAGTATTATCAAGTTTAGTAGTTGCCTGTTCGATATTTTGAATTCCTGATACAACTACTTTATCGCCCTTAACTTCCAAAATCAATTCTACTTTGGTTTGTTCAGCCATTTTATTTCACCTTTACTATATCTATTAAATCTAAAATAAAATTCATTTCTTCTAATGAAGGGGATCTTTTAAACCTTCTTTTTAATTCCTGGAAAATAGAAGAGGCAACAAATTTCTCTGTTGCCTCTTCATCTTTTTCATTAATAATTTTATTTCTTATTTCATCTAACTTTTCAAAGTTTAGGTTGGCGATCTCGTTATATTCTTCATTTGAAAGTTCCATTCCCCCCCCTCCCTATTTTTAAAAGAAAGAATTAGGAAATTGAGGTTTCCGTGCTAATTATATAACAAGTAAATTCCTTATTTCCGCTTGTATCTCTGTATGCCCTAAAAGGTATTGGAAGTGTAGGATTTTCTATTCCACCCGATGCAAAATCTGGTGGTCCATTGAAGTAGATATTCGGAAAATTGAAATAAAGAGTATAAGCATATTCTCCTTCAATTGTTGCTCCTGTAAATGTAATTGTAAGTGATGCTGGTGTGCCGTTAATAAACTTCTCATAAACATCTGCATAATCACTATTTTCCACATATGGCTTTGTAATTGTGCCAGTAACATCTATCCTGCCACTTCTGGGCATCTTTTTACGAGTTTGTCCATCATAAATTTCAGCCATAAACTTATTATCCATTGTGAAGTTCCAATCACTAATAGGAATAGTAGTTCCTGCTAATGAAAATGTTGCTTGATGATGCAAAAATGGATTAACAGTCGGGAATGTTGCTGTTGGAGTTGACCCCGGGCTTTCATTTATTCCTATGAAATTGAAAGTTGCTTTTGCTACTCCGCCCTTTGCTGAACTTATGGTCCAGGAAGAAATTACTAATCCATACTTATCAATTACTGTGCCCACATCCCTTTCTATCCTTAAAGTCAATCCTTTTGTATCTCCATATACGGTATCGTCTACAATTGCGAAGTCGTGTTTGTATGCAGAAGTTCCGCCCTGCTGTGTAGAAGATACAGAACCTATTCCGTGCAATAATAATACAGGAAACAACCCTTCTGGATATACTGAACCTGAGACAGAACCAGAAATATCTATTTCTGCTTGCAATCGTCTTACATAACCGGGAACTCCCCTAATACCTGTATCAAGAAATTCAGGTTTATTCTTAGTGAGCCCTTCTGTGTCAAATTCCCAGTATTTCCAACCACTTGTCGCTTTGGTTCCAAGCGTTGCTTCTGTTGCGCCACCCAAAATTCTTTTATATCCTCTTGCTATACTCATTAACTATCCACCTCCTTTGATTTTTTCCCTGTTTTAACTTTTCCTGCAATTGATATCCATTTACCAACTTCATTTTTGTAATGTGTAGGTTCTTTATTTGTTTCTTCAAATCCGCTTTCTATTAATCTTTTACCCTGCTCATCATTTACTTCTATAATCATACCTGCTTGGATTAATCCTAATTCACAAGAGATCTCTTTTGATTTTGTCCAGGTTATATTCATTTCCCCTCCTTATTCAATATTCTCTAATATCTCTACATACAATCCGATTGTTGCTACTTTCAAGAAATAAATCCGTCCTTGGAATTCATAACTTCCAGTTGCAAAAGTGATCCGCATCGGCTTTGATATTAGCATTTGCCCTGTGCCAATTGCCATTTCCATTGTTGTTTTCTTTGAAAGTATTTTCCATACCTGATATGCTAATTCATATATTCCTATTTTGCCTGATGAAGTCCCAATTGCTGCTTCTTCTATATCGTATATCTTTTGCATTATTACTACATTTATAGCAACTGTATGCTTCCATTTTGAAGTTGCAAAAAAATCTATCGGGTCTTCTGCTATATGTAATTCTATGCAAGGTTGAATTTCTGATGGTGCTTCCTTATCATAAATATATATATCTCTTGATGGATTTTCAAAGTTTGTTGTTATCCAACTATCTGCTACTAATATTTCCTTAATTTTTGTAAGAGTATCCACATAAATGTTGCTCATTTTTTATCTCGCTGTGCTTTTAAATAATCAGAATATAATTTATTAAACATTGCAATATCAGAACCCATAAAAAACAAGAATTCTCGTTTTTTTATTTTAACTGTCCTTCTTTTTTTCCATCTCTCTGGTGCTGGGAAGATCCCCCCAAACTGATGCTTGTATGCATATGAAAGTGCAGGTCCAGTTGGTCCAAAAACAACTCTATCTGAAAGAGAACTTGATTTTTTTGATGTTTGAACTGAAGCCCAAATAATTCTTTTATTTTCTGTTTCAATACCTGCTAATATAGACCCCCTTAATACTCCTGTATCCTGTAATATTCTGGGTTCATAAGTTCCTAAACCTCTTGCTCTTGCATAACCCAATTTCTTTGCCTTCCATTCTCTTATCGCAAGAGTCATCGGAGAAAGTTTTTCCCATTTTTCGTGTCCTGCTCTTGCACCTTGCTGTTCAAAAGTCCTCATTACCTGTCCTAAATAAAATACTGCTATTTGTTTAAGAACTGGCTCTTGTTTTATTAATCCATCTTTTATATTTTTTAAAGTTTCTTCATATTGCGATAAATTTTTAAGATTAAATTCTATGACCATTTTTTAAGTCCTAATGCTGCCAGCACTCCTGTCATCATACCAGAAAAAGCTCCCCACATTCCTGCTTTGACTTTTAATGCAGAAATATCTTCTTTAATTTCTGTAAGAGTATCAAATATCTTTGTTATATCTTCTCTATATTCATTTAACTTTGTCATTACTAATTTTTGATATTCTTCCCATCCATTATCATTAGAAGTCATTGCTTTTTCCTTTCAATATAGTAAGAAAGGGGAGTATATTTCACCTCCCCTTCCTTTTAGTCTTTTTCTATCCTTACCCTTATTGCAGAANCTGCTGTTATAGTCACAGTGCCAGAAAAAGTTATTTTCTGTGGTATCAGTAGAGTTTCCCCACCTTTTACCCAAACCTTAAATTTCACAGTTTCACTTGGTCCTTCTGTCATCTGCACACTTGCACTATCAGCAGAGTTTTCGCAAGTAATTATAAAATTCTTCAATATAGGTCTTGATCCGAATGCAGTTAATGCTACTTTTGACCCCGTTCCTATATGATAAGTATCAGCAGAAACTCCATCCATCGCTGAAACTCTCATCACTCTTTTAGAACTTGACCATATAGGATTTGTTTCATTTTCAGTTGCATTATTTAAAATCTGGTCAGTAGTCAGCCACGCAAAGGCGCTTAAGCAAATAAAAACCGATCCCAAAATTACCCCTGCTATCATTATTTTTTTCATTCTAATTCACCCCCTTATCAATTGTTCTTTTCACCTACTACATCTTCATCTGCATAAGTTTCTGTGTCAATTTCCCAAGTGTAAGATTTGTCCATTGTAAATATCCTTTTTACACTCTCAGTAGTAATCTCTGGCTTTGATACGCTTTCGCCTGGTGTAATTATTGCACCCGTGCTATCGTAAAGATGCATCTTGTATTCTGTAATTTGAGTAAGCACATCGTCTACCCATTTTTTCAAATTGTCAAAAGTCCAACCTCCCTCACTACCCACCGCTACCGATGAGTCCGCATAAATATCTCTTAATATCGCCCATTGAGCGTATGCGATATTCAAGCGTTTTATGAGAGATGAAGCCGACAGATTATCTGTCGTATAACCCATCGGCTTCAATTTGCTATCAATGTAATCACTGCCTTCATTGATACGGATATTTCCTTCTGTTTCAGTCCAGCCTTTATTTGCAATTGCTTTTGCTACGGGTGCTACATTAACATCAGTGAAAGTGCAATAAGCCATTTTTTACCTCTTATGCTGATACAGGATTCTGGAATAAATATGCTGCAGTATTTGCTACTATTGCAGTGTCATATTTATCATTAACCCTGATCCAATCGCATCTTAATGCATTTTCTCTCCATCGCTCCACAAGTGGATAACCCTGCTTTCTGAAAAGATAAGCAAAAGAAAGTTGCCTTAATCCTGGTCTTGGATTAACAAAAGCAAGAATTGCGTTCCTGCCCCAGATATCAGTAAGGCTTTCTGTTTGCTCTTCATTAGCAGCATTGTAAATTCCACCTGCTACAATATAATTTTCTACTTCCAGGGCTTCTTTAATCATATCAATTGTGATCACTCCGCCCCGTGTGTATTTGAAGATATTGAGCAACTGAGGATGCCTCTTGATTACTTTATGCACTTTTGCTGACACTAAAAGTGTATTTGGCATCAGTGCAATTTTGCTTCTAATCA